TGCGAACTTCCTTCATTCACTCTTTTGACGCGGTGCTGGGCGTAAGTGGAGATTCGATTCTCTCCGATCGCCGGTCTTCTACAAGTGAACGGGTGGTTTCCCATAGGCGGCCAAGATGAACGAATTCAATTTATTCATCGGGGTCTGCTTAAGCGGAATCCATGTCGACACTGGGCCTACACAGACTCTTTCTCCCGGTTGCAACCCGGGCCCGAATCCTTGACTGCGTTCGCCGTTTACCACGCAAGCGTGCGGCGTTGAACGGGCCTCCCCTCTTAAGGGCAAGGCTCCATATCGTTCATCGAGACCTCCCACCTAGGAGTGCTCGAAAGCGGGACAGGTTTCCCATTTGCGAAGTGTTTGCAGTGATTTCCTTTCGTACTTTCTAGGCCTAAGCGCTGGCCTCTGCGCCCACCTCTCCCTGTTAGTTGTCCGAACATCATCACGGCCCTAGCCTGGCTAGTTCTGATCAGGGAAGAGGACGACGTGTCCAAGGGTGACGCCGCCCATAAGGCTATGTGGTGGGGGGACGGCCGAGTAGGAGGTAAAACTCGGCCTGACAGCTGGACTTTTTTTGAGATCCATTCGAACGGTGAGGAAAGGGTGATCCTCATACCATTCAGCTCGGAGTTCTTGGGCCGTAGGTTGTAAAAGACTCGGCCAATTGTCAATATAGAACTCGTAGAGGTCCTTGGGCCAGACAAAAGCCCATCTGAGAGGTGATCTCGAGAAGTAGTGTATGCTGTTATACCCTACTAGAACCTTGCGGCGGTCAACCGCACCGGACCTGTCGATCCGACTCTGCAACGGCGCAACCTTTTCGCCCTGGTGCTGTTTAACCAGGCGGACGGTAGCTGCCCGATGGACCCTGTCTATCCAGTTGTAGAGCTCGGGGGGCGGTGGGTCGGCAACTAGGCTGGGTAAGCTTCGCTGCACTCCTGTCGTTTTCACCGGGAGGGGACCCAGATCCAACGCCGACCTAAACCACTTGCGCTTTAAAAGGACGCGCCATAGTCCTCCAGGGATGTTGGAGATGATAATCGGCCGGACCGATATCTCGTATCTCATTAGGTCGTTTATGATGTACATCTGGACATCATAAGAAAACGACGACGTCCCCTTAATAATTTCGGAAAGTAAGTCTCCAGTTTCGTCCCCGCGCAGGCGCCGCAGGAAAGACAGAACAGGCTTGCCAACCATCCTTCGCCGAGCCCCGTCGTAAAGTCGGGAGTTAAGCTCTAGATGCCGGTCATCCACACCAGTTTTTTCTTCATTGACGATGAGCCCATAATAGGCGACGACGTGTCTCCAGAGGGCGCAGAACGCCTCGCTCCCGGAGAACATGATGTCGTCGCCATTGACTCGGACCTTCCTCTCTTTCTTCCCGTTGACTCTCTTACCACGTTCGTAATCTCGGGCCATGTCATAGCAAGCTTTATTCAACAGGCAAAGGATTGGGAACGACATTAAGTTCCCCATCATTGATCCTCGGTTGATCCGGAAAAGCTTTCCCGAATTAGATCTCCAGTGTAGATCCGTGAAAGATTGTCGAAGGATGTTGCGTTCTTCTTCCGTTAAGTGCTGTGACTCACACAAAACGTCCACGATAGCCTCGACGGCAAAGAGATAGATGTTGTCAGTGGCCAGGGTGTAGTCCCCGCTGATCAATCTCTCGCCTTCAAGTCGGTCTTGAAGAATACTTTCAAAGTCGCTCTTTTGCACGTCGCCCCGAACACACCATCCGAAAGATGATATGTGATCGTAGAGAGCGTCGTGAAGGGGGGTGAGAGTCTCTTTCACCATGGCGCACTGCATGGTCACGACTCTAAACTTCCCTTTGGTCTTGGCGACACCGGTCCGGACTATATTTGCTCTTTGGTCTCGTTCCTTTTGGAGAACACCAAACGTCCCACCGGTCATCCTTTCATTCTCGAGGCACCCCTGTTGATCGGGTACGTATGCCTCCCCCTTCCTCACAATTTTCTTCGCCCACTGGGAACCGACCAGTTCACGCACCCTGGCCTTCAACGTCCCTATGGGGTCCCCGGTCCACATCGCGCGGCCCGGGCCGAGGTTCACCTCTGCGGCGACACGAGTCTGCCACAGCCCTCGGGCT